TCTACGTTAGGAGATATGAATATTAATTTTAGTTCAGCAACAGCTAATCCCAATTCTTCTGGATATAACTTTGCTCTTGTGGGTAATTTAACTCTAACAAAATTAAATTAATGAGGAAGAAAAAATAAAAAATGAAATTATTTTTAATAATAAAAATAAAAATGTCTTTCGAATATTTAGATGCTAGAAATGCAGCATTCGCCAATGTTATTGATTTAACACCAACTACTACAACTACTATTACTGATACAACAGTTACATTAGGTCCATCCCAATTAGCTGGTGGAATTCTATCATTTAGTTTAGCTTCAGTTTGTACTGCTACATTACCATATTCTGAAGATCTTTATTCAGATCTTCATCCACGACGAGTTGGACAAATATTTAAAATATATGTTTGTTTTACTAATACTGGAGCTACTTCAAAAACAGCTAATGTTTCTACCGGACTAGGAGTAACATTTGCAACTGCTGAAGGTGATAGTTATATGACTATTGTTGGAACAAATTCAGCTAATTCTATTTCTCATTACATTCTTCTTCAATGGAATGGAATTGTTTCAACTAATCCAACTTGGACTCTTTATTGTTAAATTTACATTATATAATATAATGTAAATTAATATTTCTTTTGAAGTTCTATTTGAAAAGAAGTTTTACCTCCATTTTGAACTAAAATTTCTAAGTTTTTAGCTATGCTTTCTAAACTATTTTTAATAGATAGAATAGCTAAATGTTTTTCTTGTTCTTCTGCTTCTTTCTTAATAATTCTTTCATTTTCTTTTTTAATTTTAATTTTTCCATCTCTATAATATTGGCAATTATAACAGAGAGGATTATTTTTTGTTTGTTCAAACACTTCTTTTTTTCTATTCATATCTTGATTATAATTTGGACACGTTATGATTTTACAACTTATATCTAAATCTTCCATTTTTATATTAAATATAAAAATAAAAAGTAATTTCATTTATTTTTTCTCCTCCTCAATCATTTCAAATTCGAAAACTCCTAGCTTTTTCTCTAAATCCATTAAACGATCTTCTAATAATCCACATTTTTTCTCTAAACTAATTGTTTTATCATCAGTATTTTTAGGAGCATATGGAGTCCATTTTGCACCATCCAAACCATAGGCAGTAAGTATAGCACCCATACCACCTATTCCTCCTCCTTGTGTTCCACCTCCTAAAGTTAATTTAGTTTTGGGTAAAATACTAATATTATCTGCTATTAATGAAATATTTCCATTTGGATTTCCATTTGTAATAATTAGGTTATTTGTGGGAGCATCATAATAACTTGCAACAACACCACTAGATGTATAATTAATACGCCCTGTGTTTACATTCTTTGCAATCATAAGATTATGTGACATCTGAGACATTTTAATAATTAAAGAAAAATAAATTTGAAAAATAAATTTTATTCTTCATTAAAAATTATGGCTGCCCTTAGTGAACAAGACATATTACGGTATGTGCCAGGTGTAAACATCATTCGCTACAAAGATTTAGATAAAATTAGAAATATTGAAGATATTATCCCCAAAGCAGGATTAGTAATTTTATATCCTGGTAGAACTTCTAATAGTGGTCATTGGATTTGTTTATTCATAAATAAGAAAAAACTCTGGGTTTTTGATTCTTATGGTAATAAAATCGACGAAGCCCTCGAATATGACCAAGGTACATTAGATCCTCGTATGTATAATAGATTATCTTATCTTCTAGCAAAATCACCACTACCAATTGATTTTAATAATTATCAATTCCAAAGTGCAGGTAAACAAGTTACCTGTGGTTATTGGTGTGTAGCAAGATTGAGGAATAAAAATTTAACAACAGATCAATTTTTTGAACTGTGGGGATTAAATGACACTGATCAATATTTACCAGATGAATTAGTAGAATATTATGTAAAAAATTATTAAATTCATTAATTTAATTAATGAATTTCAAAATGGAATCATAAACACACATTGCTGACAGAAACATACATTCATTTTATTCTCATTACATTTATTACATAATTTCCTATCAAAAATATGGGACTCATACCAAACATATTTATCAGGTAAAATATTTGAACATTTGGAACATTTAAATTTAACTTCTGCTTTTTTAATTTTTTCTATATGATCCATTTATATTATATTATAATAATTTTTAAAATAATAATTTTTTATTAATTCAATAATATCTTTCGGAAGTTTTAATTTTTTAATATAATTATTTTTCTCATCTACTGTATAATAATTACAGAATTGAATTATAAGAGGGAATTTTTTCTCATTTATATGACATAAATCTATTAATTCTTCAGCTATATTTATTTTCCCTACAATAGAAAATAAAAGTTTAGCATCTTCTGGATATAAATTATCCCTCCATCTTTTTCCTTTATTATAAAATTTTACAATCCAATCACCATTTTCAAATTTAATTGATCCATAATGACCATCAAAATAAATGCTATATTCCGAATTTACATTAAATTTATTAAAATCTTTTATAATATATTTCAATAATTCTTGTTTAGCATGTGTATTATAAACTAAAAATGTGTGTTTAGTACTACCCTCTATTATTAATTTACCATGATAAAAATCAACAGCATTAAAACGTATTTGTTTTGGATCTGGACATATTACTCGTAACATTTTTATATTTAATATAAAAATAAATTGCAAAATTAAATTTTCTTCTTCTTCATTAATGATAATATCTCTGTTGAAGATCATGCTTAGAAACTCCCATTCCACCAAACATTCCTCTAGGTGTTCCACTTTTTCTTTGGAAATAACGAGCATCATAATTCGAAGGATCAGATGTTCTTTCAACATCATCGTCATCGTCATTGTGACGCATAGGAGTAACATCATTACCTCCACCAATAAGTCCACCAATAAGTCCAGCTCCTCTAGCAGAATAGGGAATAAATCGTTGAATAGCTGCTCTAGCTCCTCCCCACCACGAATGTGAAGTTTTAGAAACCTCCGCCTGATTGGCTGGTGTTTGTGAAACTCTCTCAACATCTCCTCTATTAATAAGAATGTTAGGAAGTTGCATAGTACCATCACCAATAGTTGCAATAGCATCATTGATTGTAATAATGTAGAAGATGTAATTAATATTACGGAGTAAATTGATATTTGTAATTGTAAAACCAATTTGAAAATTAACCTGTTTAGAAATACCAGGAGCTGCATCACCATCTGTAAGAAGAAGTGTTTTAGTAACATCAGCTGCTATAGCTCCACCAGTTAAATTATCGTACATATTATATGTTAAATTACCACCTGAATCTCTATGAAGAAGCATCCATTCCTGAAGATTACTAGCAGATGCAAGAACACCAGACTTACCATCAAAAATAAATTGTACATTTGTAAGTTTACCAAATGTATTTGTAGAAGTAATAGTTGATGTATTAGGATCTTCCATAGCATAACCATAAATACGCTTAGGATAAGTAAGAAGAGGATAGTTACCAGTAGTAAATGTTAATGATGCTCCAGAATTAACTGTACCAATATTAAATGGTTGAATTGTAATTTGAGGAAAAGAATATACAGCATTACGAGGAATAGAAACTGTTCTACCAGGAGTAATTTGAGTAATACCAAATGTTGGTGCTGTAACATTTGTCATATTAATTGAATAAGCTGTAATATTACCAGGAGCAGTAAATGTTCCACCAGCTGTATCACATTGAGAAAAGAGTGATTTCATAATATCTTGTACAAATACAACAGTAAATTCAATTCTGGACATATTAGTTAAACCAGGAACACTATTGTCCCCAGGTGAAAGAAGAGGATGTAGAAGTGAATCATGAAGAGTAATACTAAATGTTGCAGTTCCAGAATTTCCTTGCCCAACTGAAGGATTAACTAAATTATTTAATTGAAAAGTACCTCTGGGTTCACCATAACCTTGTCCAGAACCTTGACCAAAACCTAAAAGAGGATTCATTACAGCACCTTCTACTCTAGCACCACCAATATAATGGTCACTATAATTTTGCAGAAAATCTGGCATAACTGCAGTATTTGATAGATTCATTCTTTGAAATTCAGGACTTTTAGTAAATCGTTCCAATATAGGAATTAAAAGATATGGTTGAAATGTAACTGTTTGACCATTGATTGTAATATTAATTGTTTGTACAATTCTCTGGAGACTAAATGATCTAATCGCAAAGAATACAGAAGGATCGAGGACGAAACCTGATAGACCAGCATCTGCTGTAACAGAACAATTAAATGTTATAGTAAAAGGAATATCTTTAGCAATAATTGTATCTAAACTATTGGGAACAAAAGATAATGTTACTTGATTGGTAGAATAATTAGACGATGAAACTTCCTGAGGAAGTATCTCTACTCCTCCTTTCTTTACACCATATTCAGAGAGTTTCTCATTGGCGATCGAAATTCTGGAATCAATTTCTAGGACGGGCTTTAGTAAATTTATAGCGCTTGTCATTTTTATTTCTGGAAATAAAAATAAAAATTATTTTTTAATTTTTTTCGTCGTTAATATTTTATAGTTTTAATTTCTTTAAATACGAATTTACAGCTCATAGATTTGCCACTTTCAATGTAAAAATCATAAGTATTATTCTGAGCATCACTCCATTGGGCTGTAACATCTATTTGATCAGATGTACTGGAAGTACCTCGAGTATGCCATCTTCGATAAAGAGGATTATATACAATAATACTTCTCCATTGGGAACCATTATCACCAAAAACTCCAATAAAATCACCAATCACATTATCAAAAGGAATAGTTGATCCACCCCAATTTGTATTAACTAAATTATTAGTTGTATTAGCTAATGTATTTAATTCTGGAATAATACCTAAATTTCTAGAAATAACTGATATTTTCTGTACTGATTGCATTGTTCCTAAGTTTGGATATTCTTGTGACATTAGAAAATATGTTACTCCACCAACTATTGATTTAGTAGTAGTAGAACCACCAGTTCCATTAACTGTAGTAAATGTTTCAACTCCTCCTATATTTTGAGTATTTGTATTACCACCCATATCTCTAATAGCAATTCTATAATCTTGGTGATTTATATTATATTCGCTAACAGATTCTACTAGAAAATTATTAAACATAAAATATAAATTATTATTGAAAAATACTTTTATAGGTGTTGATAATTCTTCATCATAAAATGCTGAATCTGCCCACAGAGTATATGTTTGTTTAGTTGTATCAAACACTAAAAATGGAGCAGCTGTAGCATTTAAAGCACCATTTGCTTGAGTAGGACCATTTAGAATTGTAAAAGCAGATGTAAGTGCAGCATTAATTTGAAGAGCAAATTCTTGATAACTAAATACTCCATTAGAAATCAGTTGATTGGGACCAGTATCAATAACAGAACTAAAAGTTACAACTGCTTGTCCAACATAAGTGCTATATGTAAGAGTTACATAATAAGTATTATTTTCAAAAATAAATATAGGGAGAGATGATCCATCGAGAGCAAACCTATCAATTGCACATTCATAATTTTTTCCTGGTGCTAAAAAACTTCTAGGTAAATTTATCACTACACTAGCTCTTTGTGAAACATTTGTATTATTAGTAAATACTATATTGAAGTATATGGTATCTTCGGATTCATTTTTTACTATCTGTTGTTGTTGTCTAAACATTTTATTAACGAGGAAAAAAATTAAATTTTAATTTTTTTATTTTTCCTTAATAAATTAAAAAGATGCAGCGAGAAATTGAACAACGCTTTGAACGCGTAGCTAGGCGCAGACCCAATCCAACTTATGCTCCTACTGAGGAGTACTATGATGATCCCTACAGTAATACTGGGTATGAAGAGGATTATCAACAATCATATTATACACCCAGATCACAAAGAGTAGCTCAACGGGCTGCTCCCCAACAATACTATGGTGATGAAGATCAAGAAGAAATGGTTGGTGGAAACTTCTTATCAAGTGCTTATAGAGGTGCTAAAAAAGCATTAACTGCAGCACATAGTACAATTAAGAAACATCATTTTGCATCTCGAGGATTAGAATATTTAGGTCATCCTGGATATGCTAAAATTGCTCGTGAAGTTGGCTATGGCTATGGTGACATGGATGGTGAAGGACTTATTGGTGGTGATGTAGAATATGCAACTTCTGCTACCCAACGTAGATATGCCAAACAATACCGAAAAGCTAATCCTAGACAATCTAAAACTGGGAGAAAATATAAAGGTGATTCTAACTGGCATGATTATGTTGCTCAAGAATATAAAGCAGAAAGAAAATATGCATTTGATATTTTAGAAGCAGGTAGACAAGTTTATGATGGTAAAGATGTAAATACTTTAACCCTATTAAATATTGGTCGTTTATATAATGGTGAACCACAAATAACTTCTGCTAGCCAATATGCAACATATTTGAGGAATAGAAAACCTAAACCCAAGGCTAGAAAATCTAAGAAAACTACAAGACGACGATAAATAATGAAAATTTAATTTTTTTATATTTTTTATAAAAATATAAAATGTCACTCACAACACAAAAAATAACAGAATATGATATTCCTCTATCCATTGATATTTATAATGGAAATACCATTTATTATTCACCAGATGAAGATAACGAACAAGATTCTGATGATGATGTATCAGTTGATTCTGATGAAATTGAAGAAGTACACGATATTTTAGACGATTATAAATCAATTAAATTTCGTGATCCTCAATTTGAAAAATTTAAACATATAAAAAAGACTGTTAGAGATAAAGAAGGTCGAATAATTAAATTATTTTCTTATGCTGCATCAAATTTTCCACTTCCATTAGATCGAAAAGATGAAGTGCAACCACAAATCATCCATATTACTGGACAACAGGGAAGTGGTAAAAGTTTCTTTACTAGACAATATATTAAACAATATATAAAATATAAACCTGATAATAGAATTTATTTGTTTTCATATAAACAATCTGATGAAGCATATGATGATTTAGAACAAACAGAAGATAATCCAGAAGGTAAAATAATTCGTCTTAAAATATTTGAACCTAAATTTTTAACACAAGAAATTGGATTAGATGAATTATACGATGCTCTAGTTATTTTTGATGATGTAGAACAATTAGAAGAAGAACATCCAAAAATATTTAAGAAAGTTTATTCTGTAAAATCTCTTATTTGTTCTCTTGGTCGTTGTAAACAAGTATATGTTATAACTATTACTCATCAACCATTAGCAGGAAACAAAACTAAAAAAGATAATTTAGAATTAACAGCTGTAGTTGTATTTCCTGCTTCTTCTAAATACCATTCTAGAAATCTATTAGAAAAATATGTTGGATTAAGAAAAGAAGATATAGATAAAATTCTAAATTTAAAAACACGATGGGTTTACGTTAATAAATCTATTCCTAGATGTATAATTACAAAACGAAGAGTAGAATTATTAGATTAACGAAGAAGAAAAATTGAATTTTGCAAAATATTTTTTATTAAATATAAAAATGAACTGTGATAATAAAAAATGTCGTAATCACACAGACAATAAAAATGATAGGACTTTCTCTTTTTCTCAGTGTAAGAGTTGTTTTCAGTATAAACGTATGGTAAAACATTTAAGAGAAAAGGAAAAAGAAAGAATAAAAGAAGAACAAATTACAATATTAAAACCAGAAATTAGTATTTTAGTACCTAATGGTTATGAAATAAAATCGATTGATGTTAAAATTGCTGATAATGATTCAACTTTTACAATTAATAATCCAAAGATTGAATATAGACCAGTAAAAATAATTAACGATGAGGAAGAAAAAAACTAAATTACTTTTTATTTTTATATCAATTATAAAAATGACTAGTCGACCTTATCAGCCACAAAGACCCGATCCAGTTCCTATGCAGCGAACTGAACCTGTTTCTCAAACAGATATGCTTAAGAAAGAAATGGAATTCCTTAAATCAGATCTTGAAAAATTAAAGTTAGAAAATACAAAACTTATACAACAGAATGATGAATATTATGATATGATTCAAGAAATTAACACAGAGAATTTAGCTATCATGAAATTATATAAATTTAGGGGTAAGTTGTTAAAAGAATTATCTCCTTCTCAAGAGAAACCTCAATAAAATTCAATAATTTAAATTATTGAATTATAAATTAAACTTTTTAGCACTAAACATAGCAAAATCATCTTTCTTAGGTTTATGAAATTTTCTAACTTTATCTATTCCTTCATCCATAGCTATTCTTTCTTCAATATCTTGAATTTCTTCTTTAGAATATTCCATAATATCATTTTCTAATTGATAATATAAAACTTCTGATAATGGCATTTTACGAGCAACAATATCCATTTTAGGATCAACTTTGAAAGTATATTCTTCATTAAATTTTTTATTATCAGCTACTACTTCAGTTTCATTAATTTTAAAAGCTAAAGGTGTTTTATTTAAATCAATAAATGATTCTGGAAATTGATATTCTTTTTTATTTATATTATATATTTTACCATCTTCTTCTGATTTAAATATTTTATCTAAAGTAAATATTTTCCATCTATCAGCAGAACATTTAGATAAATCTGGTAATTGATTCATTAATAAAATTAAATGCATTTTACTTTTAACAGCTTTAACTTTCCATTTAGTATTAGTCATAAAACCATCTGCTAGTTGTTCTACTGCTACATAATCTAATCCTCCTTTTCCTTGTGCTCTTGCTACATCTATAAAGATTGTAGAACCAACCCATCCTTCTTCATTAATTTTAATATGAAGTTCATTAGCTGTTTCTTTAACATTTAATACTTTTGTATAATGGATTTGTTCATGACAATTTTCTTGTAAAAATCTAGCAAAAGTAGATTTACCAGAAAATCCTGTTCTATCATAAATAACATAAACAGATCTTCCATCTGGTTGTATATGAGAAATAAAATGAGCTAATAGACATTGAAAATGATAAAACTCATTAAAAAATATTGTTCTCACAGGTGGTCTTTCTACATTATTATAATACATAAGTGCTCCTGAAACTTCAGATGGTTTTTCAATTGTTTTTAGAAATTCTTGTTTAGAAAGAGTAGTAGCATTTCGATGTAAATCACTTTCACTACTAGCTTCAACAAAAGTATGAGCTATTTTCCAAAATGTTTTCATTTTGATTGGTCTAATAATAGCTTTATGAATTCCCATATAATCAAAAACACTTACATTTCGAGTTCTATATCTCTTTCCAAAATCACATAAAACATATGTTTTTTCATATTTATGTTTTATTATAAAATCTTTTATTTCATCTACTTGATTTTGAACTATTTGATAGATATGTTTTTTGATTTTTTTCTCTTCAATTGTTATTTTATATTCAAATAAAACTTTTTGACCATAAAATTCCGAATCTTCTGATATAAATAATTCTTCTAATTCATCATCACCTTGATTATTTTCAATAATAATCTTTTTCTTTTTTGATTCTTCTTTTACTGTTTTAGTTATTTTTTTAAATTCATCTACTATAGTAATCTTTTTTTTCTTTTGATTTAATCCTTTTCTAAAAATTTTCATTTGTTCAGCTGAATTTTCAATATCGGTTTCATATTCGGAGTCTGAATTTTTTTCACTCATCTTTTTAAAATGAGGGAAAAATATTTTTGCAATTTTCAATTTTCTTTCCTCATTAAATTTCAAACTATTTTCCAGAGCCTCTAATTTTCTAGAGTTCATTTTCTGGAAGGTTTGGAGAATTGATTTTTTTGTACTCTAAGATTGATTTTGCTTCCATTAGATCTGATCGATATCGAAATTCAGTTGGACAATAATACCAAGTTGCACCATAATTTTTTCCATCAAATATTTCCATTATAATGGCTTTTGATTTCTTTTCTAATTTATTTTTACAAGCTTGACAGTCTTTTAGCTTATAACATTTGTATAATGATTCCCAATCATTTTTATTTTTACATTTGAGAGTACTCATTTTTATTATTGTGGGAAAAATAAATTGAAAAACATAAAATTTTTTAATTCTCTAGCGAAAAATTAACGAGGAAGAGGTGTCACAGTTTTTGAAAAACTATCTATAAAATATACTTCCAGAAACCTATTTTTATAGATAGTTTTTCAAAAACTGTGACACCTTCCAGAGCCCAGAAAAATGAAAATATTTTACCAATAAAATGGATCTTTTGATTGCTTTTTTATTCCAAAAATGTTCTGAAACTACTCCAGAACAGATTAGACATTCTGGAGTCTAGAAATGTTCTGGAAATCTATATTTTTATTAAATTAGGGACCTCCGTTTTTTAAACAAGAAAAAAATGAAAAATTATTTTATTTTTTCTTCTCATTCCATAAAAATGGTGAAAATTACTATTAATTTTGACGAAAATTCTTATGTTACGTACTATAATCGCCCACTTTTAGCTGATGAGAATAATGAAACCCAACTAGCAATTGGATATTGTAGAATCAGTACTGAAAAACAAAAAGATAATAGCTCTATTGAGTCTCAAATTGAAACAATTAAACAAACTTGTAAGTGGAATAAACACAAATTAATTGCCATTTTTGTAGATAATGGAATTAGTGGTAAGAATATAGAAGATCGGCCAGCATTGGTTGAATTAATTAAACTTTTAAAAGATAATGCAGAAAAACAACATAATAAACTGAATTTACATACTAATTTTATTAGTAGATTAACTAGATCAGAAAATGATATGGGATTTTTTTGCAAATTTCTTCCAGAATATAATATAAATTTAAAAGCGTATGATTGTCCAGTCAATGTTAGAGATAAGAGTCAACATATGATTTTAAAAATAATGGCTTCTTTTGCTGAACAACAAAGAGATCAAATTTCATCTAATATTAAAAATGTTATGAGACAACTGTCAGAAGATGGGAAATTAATTACTAAACCACCTTATGGATTTATTGGTGAAAAATATCAAGATGGAGATAAACTCCGAACAAAATTAATTCCTAATTTTAGACAACAAGAATGTATAAATAAAATAATTGAAATTTGGGAAAATTCAGGTAAAACTGTTAGTGGTGGTTTTATTAGTAGAAAAATGAATCGACTGTTAGAAGAAGATGAAAATTACTATTATAAAGATGATAGAAGAGAATGGTATGCAACTATTATTGATAATATTCTATATAGAGAAAAAATGAAAAGACGAGAATTTGAAGAAGAAACTGTTCCAGTAAATATGAAAGAAGAGAAATGTAAAGAAGAAATAATTAAAATGATTAAATCTGGAAAATTAATGAGTTTAACTCCTAATAATATATCTAGAAAACTCGATGCTTTATGTCTATTTAAACATCGAATTACTCCTGCTTTTGCTCGCAAAATTTTACAAAGTTTACCATATATTTATAAAAATAAAGTAATTCAAATTAAAATTAAACATGAAGAAGATATTAAAAAAACTATACAAGAAAATATAAATGAAACTGATGCTAAAATAGCTCAAATTTTAAATGAAGCTAATATTCTCACATTACAAGATAAAAAATGGACTAGACAAGTTGTTTCTAATTATAGAAATTCTCGACAAATAACTATAAAAGAAGAAAGTTAGAATAGTTTTACCAGCTGCTGTATGTGAATTAATAGTTGTTAAATATATGTTTCTGTATTAATATAGATAGATATATTTTATAATTTATAATTATAAAATAATAACGACGAAAGAAAATTGAATTTTGCATTTATTTATTTGAATGAAATTTGATTTCATGTTGTTCAACATAATCTTTTAATCCTCTAATTTCTGTATATGATGCACTTAACATTCCATTTAAATCTGAATTTTTCTCTCTCAATTCTTGATTACGTTTAAGTAAATCTTGTACAATAATTTCTCTATTAATTACTTGACCTTTAAGATTATTAATCTCTTGTTCAAGAAAACCGATTTTACAGATAGATGAATTAAGTCTTTCAAAATTAAATAGACTATTTGTTTTAGATTCTTCACATAGGACACATTCTTTAACAGGTTCACTCATTTTTATATTTGATATAAAAATAAAATGTAAAACATTTTTATTCTTGTTCTTCAGGTTTTTCTTTTGGAGTTTCATCTTTAAACACCCATCCAGATTTTTTATCTTCCTCTTCTTCAACTTTCTTTAATTCATCCATCCAATTTGGTCTTCTTCCCATACTTCTACTACGAACTTCATTAGCTTTATCAAATGCTTCCTCATAAATTTCTCTAATTTCTTCTGCATCTTTATTATTCATTACTGAAACATCATCTCTAAAATATGGATGAACTGTTTCTTTAAAATCTTCGCGATATTGATCTAATTCTTCTTCATTATGAATGCGAATTTTTTCTGATAAATTATATTTCTTTGTCAAAAAAATAATATCATCTTTTAAATCTTCAATTTCTCTATTTAATTTGTTTGTACAATTATGATGATCGGCTACAGATTGCATAAGATTACGTCTTTCAAATTCTAAATCTTCAATTAGTTGTTCTTTTGTTTTTTCTTCTGGTTCTTTACGAACAAAGGTATTATCACCAAAATGGAGTCTAATTCCAAATGGATTAGAGTTTCTAGGAATTCTATTTCTTCGATTATAAGAGCGATTCATTTTTATATATGATATAAAAATAAAAGTAAAATTAATTTTATTCTTCCTCATTAATTATACAGGAGGAGTTACAGGATTTAGTGTATATTGATACACTCCAGCTAAAATAGTAGGATATGCAGCAGTTGAACCCCATCCTCCACTATTTGTATCTGCTAAATTGGCTTGAAATAATATACCACCTGCACTACCAAAACTAATTTTTATAGGTAAATTGTATATATACGTTCCGTCATTCATTATTGCGTTTCCTGTTGCATACGAATATCCTCCACTAGGTAAAAATGGTGCAGGGACGTTACCTGTATTAACAACTGGAAAAGATGTAACATCTGCAAATGTAAGTAAACTTTGAGCCATTCCTTGTGTTACAACTGTTACTACTCCAGAAGGAGGATCTAAAAAGAATTGCATACCTATTGTTCCTAATTGAGTAGAAGGATTACTAGAATCATAAACATTGGCAACCATTGTTCCAGTTGTTGGTCCAACAGGAGGACTACTCCAAGTTAATTGATTTCCATAACCAGCTTCAGTTAATACTTGTCCAGCAGTTCCATTAGCACCAGGCCAAATCCAACTACCAGATCCACTACCAGAAATAATTGATGTTGAATTACTTCCTCCTTGTAATACAATACCATTACCAGAATTTAATCCAACAGTTCCACTACTTCCTGTTGTAACAGTGAGACCTCCATCTGCTAATATAGATGTTGTAGCTCCTCCAGTAGATTGAATTGTCAGTGGAGCACCTGAACCAGCTAATAAACTATTACAATATAATGCTCCTGTTGAAGGATTTACTTGTACTTTTGAATTTGTATAAAAAGTATTCGTACTTCCAGTTCCTAAATTATAAAATGGAAAATAGAATCTCCCATTGGAATTATTATTAACTAATGAAACAGAATCAGGCAAACCTCCATTAATATGTGCTACATCAAGATAATTAATCTTTGCATATTGAAATGACATTTTATTAAAGAATAAAATTAATTTTTAATTTTTTAATTTTTTCTTCATTAAAAATTAATTATGAGTTTTAATTATTGTAAAATTGATAATCTTGATGTAACAACCATCAATGATCAACCCTATCCACCATCTCAAACATTACCACTACCAACTATAATTACCCAAACACCAACATGGCAAGCAGGATCAACTACCACCTTTGTATCCTCTCAATCTCCAATAGCTCCTTGGAGTTCTTCTGCTTCTGTAGATTCTACAATTGTAACTGGTTATTATTCACAAGGAGAATGGTTTGTTTTTCCAAATACTCCTGATCCTTCTTTTAATATTGCTTATGATTTTGGAAGCCAACCTTCAGGAAATTATCAATTAGTTGTCAATTATAAATCATATATGGATGGTGCTATTATAACTATAAGTGAAACTAATACTTCATTAAGTATTGGATCAGTTGATACTTATGTTCCAGATACTAGTGGAAACAATGTATTTGGACAAGTCTTTTTATACTTTCATTGGTCTACGTTAGGAGATATGAATATTAATTTTAGTTCAGCAACAGCTAATCCCAATTCTTCTGGATATAACTTTGCTCTTGTGGGTAATTTAACTCTAACAAAATTAAATTAATGAGGAAGAAAAAATTAAAAATGAAATTATTTTTATTTCTAGAATAAAAATGTCTTTCGAATATTTATCTGCTCAACAAGCAGTTATATCCAATAATCTAGTAGATCAAACTCCAACTTCTACAACTACTATTACGAGTTCAACAATCAATCTAACTGGAGTTCAATTAGCTGGAGGAATTTTATCATTTAGTTTAACTGGAACTTGTACTGCTACTACACCTCCTACTACTGATCTTTTTACAACTTTTAAACCACAACAAGTTGGTCAAGTGTTTAAAATATATGTTTGTTTCACTAATAGTGGAGGTGGTTTAAAAACAAATACCGGAGTTGGTGTAACATTTTCAGCTGGTGATGCATATACAACTATTGTTGGAACTAATTTAGATAGTGCAATTTCTCATTACATTCTCCTTCAATACAATGGAATTGTTTCAAGTAATCCAACTTGGACTCTTTATTGTTAAATTTACATTATTCTCAATAATGTAAATATTTATTTTTTCTCCTTAATAAAATCTACTTCATCAATTTCTTTTTTAGTTTCTTGTATTTGGGAAATTACAGATTTACAATAATCACATAATATTTTATCTTCTTTACAAGGTTTCCAATTTTTCATTCGTTCTAAAAACTTTTTTTTCATTTTCATATTGTAGTTCTATTCTTTTTAGAAACTGTTGTTGTTCAAAAACAGTTTTACAATCTTTATAACCGACAAGCATTTTTATATTCAATATAAAAATAAAAATTAATTTCATTTATTTTTTCTCCTCCTCAATCATTTCAAATTCGAAAACTCCTAGCTTTTTCTCTAAATCCATTAAACGATCTTCTAATAATCCACATTTTTTCTCCAAACTAATCGTTTTATCATCAGTATTTTTAGGAGTATATGGTGACCATTTTGCACCATCTAAACCATAGGCAGTAAGTATAGCACCCATACCTCCTATTCCTCCTCCTTGTGTTCCACCTCCTAAAGTCAATTTAGTTTTGGGTAAAATACTAATATTATCTGCTATTAATGAAATATTTCCATTTGGAGTTCCATTTGTAATAATTAGGTTATTTGTGGGAGGATCATAATAACTTGCAACAACACCATTAGCTGTATAATTAATACGCCCTGTGTTTACATTCTTTGCAATCATAAGATTATGTGACATCTGAGACATTATTTTAAATAATGAAAAAATAAAAATAAAAATTAATTTTTTTCCTTATTAAAATGTTATCTGGAGGTGATATTCTAAATCTCGTCCCAGGCGTAAAAGTCATACAATATAAATCATTATCTCGAGTTAGAAGAATCCAAGATATTATTCCTCCTCAGGGCCTTGTAATTTTAACTCCTACAGTTAATTCATCACAAGGACATTGGGTTTGCCTCTATTATCATAATGGAATCTTACATTTCTTTGATTCTTATGGTAATAAACCAGATGAAGCTCTTACATATGACAAAGGAAACTTAGGTGCTAATGAAAGAGGTCGATTAAATCAATTATTACTTGAATCAAATCTTCCAGTAGATTTTAATAACTATCAATTACAATCAGCTGATCCCAGTATTTCAACTTGTGGTTATTGGTGTGTCATAAGATTGTGGATGAAAGATCTCAGTACAGAAGAATTCTTTCAAATATGGAAACTTCGAGAAGGACAAGAACACCTTCCTGACGAATTAGTAGAATATTTTGTTAAATATTCATAATGAAGAAGAAGAAAATTTATATTTATTTTTTATTTTATATTTCATATATAAAATGAGTGAACCTACTAAAGAATGTGTCCTATGTGAAGAATCTAAAACTCAAAATAAATTAACCTTTGAAAAACTTAATACATCTATATGTAAAATTGATTTACTTGAAAGGGAGATTAATTATCTCAAAATTCAAATATTTAATAGAGAAAATATTATTCAAGATTTAATTAAACGTAATCAGGAATTGAAAGAGAAAAATTCAGATTTAAATGGAATGTTAAGTGCATCTGATGCAACAATTAGAGGATTAGAAGATTATGTTGAACAACATAAAGTTAAATTTCATTCAAATAATAAAACTGCTTATGATTCTAATGGAAATATGATAATTCTCAATTAAATTCATTAATTTAATTAATGAATTTTTAAAATGGAATCATAAACACACATTGCTGACAGAAACATTCATTCATTTTCTCCTCGTTGCATTTATTGCATAATTTCCTATCAAAAATATGGGACTCATACCAAACATATTTATCAGGTAAAATATTTGAACATTTGGAACATTTAAATTTAACTTCTGCTTTTTTAATTTTTTCTATACGATCCATTTTTATATTTAATATAAAAATTTTTTAATTTTTCGATTTTTAATATCTTCGCTGGAGATCTGATAATGATGCCATTTTTCCACCAAACATTCTTTGAGGCGGATGCTGTTCTTCTCTTCTCATTTCTCTCATTGCTCCACCAACTAATCCAGAACCATTCATTGCATGATAGGGAACAAATGCTTTTGATCCAATACCACCACCAAACCAACCATGAGGAGTAGTAGTAACATCGGCCTCTGCAATATTAGAACCAACAGACATAACATCTTCCATTGTAAGAACAGTAGTCTTAGCTTCCATAGTCATATTGACTGTATCAATGCTGAACACACCTTTATATAAGAAGATAATCCATGCAGTGTAGTTAATTGTTCTAGTAGGATTAATATTAGTAATTTGCATAACAATTTGAATATTCTTGTTAACAGAAACACCAGGAGCTGAATCATCATTAATTGGAATATCCTTAGTAAAATCCAATCGAACACATCCACCAGTCCAACTATTAAATTCATTAAATGACATTAAACCACCTCGTTTATTATGTGTTTGCCAAATCATAGTAGGAGTGTAAGTAGCTAAAATAGAATTGATGTTATTATATGTAACATTAATGTTATCAATTTTAGCAAATGTATTAGTTGATGTAACAGTTGCATTATTATCATTTTCTCGAACAAAGAGATAGACTCCATCCAATTCAGTACCAATCTGAAACGAATTGTAATTGACAGTAGTAGTAGCACCAGGAGCGAGAGTTCCAACATTTTGTGATTGAGAAACAATTTTAGGATAAGTGTAAATTGCAGTTCGAGGTATAGGCCATGCAGCATCATATGCAATAATACCAAGAGCAGGAGCTTGTGTAACAGCTACTGAAGTTGATGTAATAACACCTGCTGATGCATAACCTGATTGAGACCATAAGCTACTAAACAAATTGGTAACATAAGTAATATTAAAATCTAATTGACGAACACCAACTAATGAAACTGAATCAGCAGCAAAAGCTTTCAAGAATGGATGAATAAGAGATTCAATTAATGTAACTCGAATAACAACTGTTCCGGCAATACCTGTACCAGGTGAATTATTTCCACTAACAATTGTAATTGCAACACCTGGACCAAATTGTCCTCTACCACCACCTTGTAATCTATCTGTATTTCCAAAATTATTCAATGGATCTTGGACAACACCAATCTGATTGCTATCTCCATTATATGCCATCGCATATTCTTGCATTATATCAGGCATAGTTGGTGTTGTACTTACATTGGATCGCAAGAATAAATCAGATTCTGAATATCTTTCTAAAGCAGGAATAACTTGATATGGTTGATACGATTCAGATGTACCATCAATAGCAAGTGAAAAAGTATTCATAATTCTATGAAGAGGAAAACTTCTCAGAGCGCTGAAAACTCCAAAATCTAATATGTTTCCGCTAGCTCCACCGATTCCATTAACAGTGATATCAAATGCTTGTTTAAGATAGATATTTCGATCTACAAAAGTAGTAGCTGAATTGGGATAATAAGTGTGAGCTACACCTTGAGCTGAATAGGAATTTGGGGTAAACTCTTTGCCCAAAATAGAGCGTGGCCCCTTCAACACAGCAGCTTCTAAATTATGAACATTCTCAACAGCTAGTGAGTTGGAAACTACTAGCTTAGGTCTAAGTCTTATTGTACTAAGTGACATTTTAAATTATTCTAATTAAAAAATTTTTAATTTTTTAATTTTTTATTCGTCGTTAATTTTATATTTTTCTTTTTTCAAACACAAATTTAATCGTCATTGAACCCATCGGCTCCAAATAGAAAGGATATTCTACTCCCTGGCTATTTTCCCAATTAATTGTTAAGTCAATTGATTTAGAAGAAGATAATTGTGACATATTATGCATTCTTCTATAAAATGGAATATACGAAATTAAAGATCTCCATGCTGCAGGATCACCATTACCAAAGTTGGGTGCTAAATCAGCAATTAAATTGGCGAGAGGAATATTACCTGATGCAAAATTACTATTAACTAATCCATTATTAGCAGAAGTATTCGTAGGAATAGTCAATTCTGGTCGAATTCCAATAGTATTCGAATATATATTAATTAATTGTGGTTCTACAATTGTTGAAGTATTTGAATATTCTTGATCCATCACAAAATATGTTACTCCTCCAGAAACTACTGTATTAGTTGTTAAACCCATATTTCTAATTGCAATTCGATAATCTTCATGTAAATTAACGAGATTATTTTCACTAATAAATTGAACGAGATAGTTATTAAACAAATAATAAAGAGGAGAATTGTAATACAAATATACAGGAGTAGTTAATGTTTCATCATAGAATGCTGAATCAGCATATATTTGAAACTTTTGATTATTTGTATTAAAAACAACAAATGGAGCAGTAGTAGCAGCTAAAGCAGGAGCAACTGCTGTTTGAAGAGCAGTAAATGCTAATTTTAAAGCAGCATTAATCAATAATGCTAGCTGTTGATAACTAAATATTCCACCGGGAATCAAATTATTATTTGAAGAATCAGAAACTTCTGAATAAACTAATGGTTGCGATCTACTTGTACCATTATAGGAAAGAGTTACATAATAAGTATTATCAGGAAAAACTAATATTGGTACACTCGAGCCTTGAATTGTGAATCTTTCTACTCCAGCATTCCAGAAAGAATTTATATCTAAATAATCAGCTGGCAAACTTGTTACCACTGTAGCCGGAACAGATACTTTTTGATTATTAGTTAGGGTAACATTAAAATAAACAAGGTCGTCGGTTACTTTTTCGATCTTTATATTTTGCTTAAACATTTTATTTAACGACGAAAAATAAAATTAAATTTAAAAATTTTTTATTTTCCTTAATATTTAAAAAATGCAACGCAGAGAACTCGATCAGAGGTTTGCTAACCTCGCTCAGAGACGTCCTACCCCTACTTACCAACCACCCCAAGAGTATCAATATGAGCCCCAATATGAGGAAGAATACTATGAGGAAGATCCCCGAAATTTACAAGGATCAGGAAAATTCAGTAAAGCTTTATCTGGAGCTCATCAGTTTATTAAAAAGAGTGGTCTTGTTTCAAAAGGTTTAACTTATGCTGGTCATCCAGAATTCGCAGCAGCAGCTCGTTCATTCGGCTATGGAATGGATAGATATCAAGGCTCAGGTCTTGTTGGAGGTGTTGCCCCAGTTGTCCGTAAAGGATCTTCTGGCTACAACGCTGTTTATGGTGCTCCTGATAAAAGAGCACTTAGAGCTGGTCAAGTAGCATGGTTGAATTTTAGAGCAGCTAACTATCCTCGTCTTTTAAGAGTTGCCCTTGAAGAACTCAACAATCAATCTGGTGCAAATGATATGGTTCTTTTTGGTCATTCACCTCCAAATGGTAAAGATCTTAATCGCTATGCTACCTATCTTACAGGAGAAGAATATCGAAGAGCTACTGGAAAAGAATCAAAAGATTTCAAAACATATGCTGAGCTTCAAGAAGCTAGAGGCAAAAAAAAGGCAGCCCAGTATTACACTTTGAATTATTAACTCGAATATTAAAAGAAAGAGAAGAAAGAGAAAAAGAAGAACGTGAAAGACTCCATCCAACTCAATACCGCCACCATCGAAGACGCCTATTACCAACATTAGATGAATTAATACAAGAAGCAGAAGATAGAGCCGAACATCGTAGATTACTCCAAAATGTTTTAAAGGAAGTTTCGTAGAAAAAAATAATAAAATTATTATTTTATATTTTAAAAATATAAAAAATGTCACTTACAAAAGAAAAACAATCTGATAATGATATTGCAATTGCCATCGATCTTGACACCGATAATATTATTTATTACACACGAGATAATGATTCTGATACAGATTCTGATACAGACAATGTATCATTAGATGAGGAAGAATTAGAAGAATTACATATAATTTTAGATGATTATAAATCAATTAAATACAGAGAACCTCATATAGAAAAATATTTACAAATTAAAAAACAATTATCAAAGAATAGATGTATAAAAATTAAAGGAACCAATATTAGACCTCTTCCATTATGTGATGCAGAAGGAGAGCAAATTCAATGCATCCATGTTACGGGAATGAGTGGTTGTGGTAAATCACATTGGACGTCTGTATATATTGAATTATATCTTTCAAAATATCCTAACAATTCTGTATTTATCTTTTCAAAAAAGAATGCAGATCCTTGTTATGATAAATTTCCTCAAGTAATGAGAATTGTATTAGATGAAACATTCTTAGAGCTTGGAGATGATTCTGATGATTTAAGAGATGCTTTAATTATATTTGATGATATTGAACAAATCAAAGATGATGATATAAAAAAGAGAGTATACAAAATTAAAAATGCCTTTTGTGAAACAGGTAGATCACAAAATATTTTTATTATTTCTATAACACATCAATCAATGAATTATAAAGCAACTAGAGTAGATAACAATGAAATGACTGCTTGTGTTGTATTTCCAAATTCATCACAATTTCATTCACGTAAAATATTAGAGAAATATGTTGGTTTATCAAATGAAAATATAGATAAAATTCTCAACTTAAATACTCGTTGGTGTTTCGTAAATAAAGTAATCCCGCAATGTATTATCACAAAGAAAAAAGTTGAATTAATTAAATAACGAAGAAAGAAAAAATTAATTTACATTTTATTTTTATATGAATTATAAAAATGAATCGTCCTTATTCACAAAGAGTAGAACCTACAGCCCAACCTAATCCCACCGATCTTCTTAAGAAAGAGATTGAAGTTTTGAATACAGAAATTGACAAACTCAAATTAGAAAACTCTAAACTTTTAGAACAAAATGATAAGTATTTCAACATGATTTCTGAAATCAATACTGAAAATCTCCAAATCATGGCTCTTTATGAATTTCGAGGTAAGCTTCTAAAAGCACTAGAAGAGAAACAAGAGAAACAAGAGGAAAAAAAAGAATAAATTTCAAATTTTAAAAAATTGAAATTTAAAGAAAAAAATAAAATTATAAAAAAATATTTTATAATTAAAAATGTCAAATCCTATTCCAATAGATGAACTAGATGCCGAAATAACTAATGAAATATATAGTTTCATTCAAAGACCTAATAGAGGTGTTGATAAACAAAAATTATTGAGACAATTACAGGTTTTAGGAAGTTTTGCTTTTAAATATAAACATGAAGTTCCTGTCTTATTATCAATAATTGATGATTTAAAACGGGAAATAGATCGATTAACCAATCCAGCTATTGAAACTCGGCATAATAGAAGATTATTACCCCAAAACTTTTTATAAATTCAATTTTATCTTCTAGAAATTAATTTCTGGAAAATTAACGACAACGAAAAAAAAAGTAAATTAAATTTCATTTTGATTAAATTTCAGCTTTTTTTCGATTTTAAAAAAAATGAGGAAGCTTTTTAAAAAAGACCGAACGTTTAAAGCTTTTGACAAACTTCTGGAGCCAAAATATTGCTCTTTAGCTCGCGCACACACGCGCACACCAGAATTTCTTATTGATCTTGAAGCCCATTCTTCCCAATCAAACCCTTTTCAATACCTTTTTAATTAACGTCCCAAAATTTTAAAAATCCGAACATTTTTATATTCTGGAATATATTTTCATTTTCCAGAAATTCCAGAATATTTTTTATATTTTATTTAACCAACGAAGAAGAATAAAAAAAGTAATTCACATTTTTTTATTCTAGAAAGAATAAATGTCCAGTAATATTCCAGAAACTGAAATCGATCCTATCGAATTAGAAAACATTATAACTGATGTTAATTTAAAACAAAAATATATTGGAATCACATGGTTCCCTCAGAAAGATGATGGTACTTTTTTCAAACCTACTCAAGAATGGTTAGAAGAATTTTCCAAAAAGATCCATCTTCTCAACCAAAGTAAGAAAACTAATAAAATATCTGTTGAAAAATATGTTTTCCAACTTGAAGAAACTCCTATAACTAAAAAACCTCATATTCATATTGCTATTCAAATGAATGATTGGGAACATAAACCCCTTAGACAATTAAGAAAACTTCTTCCGAACGCTTCATTTATTAAACCAAAGTATTTTGATATTTGGTGTAAATATTGTTGTAAGAAAGAATCTCGTTTCATTAAAACACAACCGATTCTTCATAATGTTCCAGAAGATTTTATTGATTCTTATGAAAGAAAACCCCTATCAATAGATCTTTTAGAAGCTAAACTAACTGCTCAAGTTGAAATTAAACTTAAGAAAAAACAAATAGAAGAAAGACTGAAAAAAGAAATGAAACTTGAAGAAGAAAATTCCCTTCTCAAATCTAAATATGAAAATTTAAAAGAAGAATTAGAAAAAGAAAAACTTCAATCAGAACATTATTGGACTAATCATATTTATAAGCCCCAATTAAAACTTCTAGTCACCAAAATTAAAGAAGCTCAACAAAAGAAAACAATTCTAGAAAAAGATTTAAAATTAGTTAAACAACGAGAAAAAGATAATAAAAAATTTGAAAATGATTTATGTCGTAAAACTAAAAGAGAATATGTTCATGTACATCAAATATTTCTCAATGCTAAACTCTTTCATCTGAAAGACGAAACACCTGAATCTCTAAGAGACAAAATTGATGCAGCACAGTTAGAAATCTTCAATGCTTTTAATAAAAAATGGGAGTATGAAAAAACAACTTATGAAGAATATTGCGCCCAACAAAAGACCACCTATAATTTTAAATTTGGTAATCGTTCACCAGAAGAATTAAAACTTCTCCGACAAGAACGTAAAATTAAAAGCGAAGAGTCAGCTAAACGTGCTGAAGAAATTATTCAAAAAGAAACTGAAGAAGAAGAGATTCCAGATGATGAATAATGGAAATCTACTACCCATAACTACTAAATTTTCATTCTACTTTACTCATGTTTCATGAGTAAAATCCATCATCTATTATTCGTTTTTTAATAAATTTTTGTAAATTTTATTATTTCTACAATAATTACATAAATTCATAATGGTCCATTTTCTTTCTCTAGGTGATAATACCCCTTTTTCATTTAAAATATTACAAATAATTCTATATGAAGATTTAGCATTTTCAGTAACAATTTTCCTAATATTTTCTTTATAATCTTCTAAATTTTTTTCTATTTGATTAACATAATCACTACCCATTTCTGCTAATAACTTATCAACATAACGAGTACTAATTCGATGTTTAAACATACATAATGCATCTAATTTAATTGCAATTGTTCTAGAACCTATTCGATGTAATCCATTATTAATCATTTTAATAATTTCTTCTCTACATTTTTCATCTTTCATATGAATAGGAACTAAATTAGTTATTACTCTTTCACTCATTTTTTGATTATATAAAATCTTATCAATCACATTCACACTCCATTCTTTATTATCTTCTTTAAAATAATAATCATCTAATTCATTCATTTTGTTTCTTATTCTATTACCTGCAAATATCCTACCACTATTATTCCATATTTCTAATATTTTTCTAATATTTCTTTGTTCTCTTTCATTTTCCATTTTAATTTTCTTTCCATCTGCTCCTTCAGCATATATATAACCATAAGGACATTTAATGAATATTAATTTATCTTGTTCTAATAATTCTCTCATAACATTTTTTACATTCTTACTTATTGCTTTACGAGCATCTTCTTGATTACCCGCGAACATACAAATCATATTATGATTTGATTCAACTCTAATATCTAAAGGACAATCAAATGCAACTAAATTAATCTGTTTTTTAAAGAAATCTTTACAAATTTCACTCATATCATCTCGTGATCTTGTAAATCTACTTAAATAACAAGTATAAACATTAAGCATTTTATCTTGTTTAAGATAATATTTTTTAATCATTTTCATCATCTCTTTTAATGCTGGACGAGATTCCATATCTTTTCCACTTATTCCTTCATCTACAAATATATATGCTAAAGTAGTTCCTTTCCACTTGCAATTTGATTCAATATTTCTAATTTGACTCGTAATACTCTCGTTATATAGCTGGTGTTCACTAGAAATTCTTGCATAACCAAAAACTTTTTGAACGCCATCATCATTTTTTTCTAAACAACCAGAATCATACACTCGATAATAGCTTTTTTCACTAATTTGGATCTCCAAAACAACCATTTTTATATGACAAAATAATAAAATATAAAAAACAATTCCCTCTCCACTAGAGGTCCAGAAAATAATTTTTATAAATATCTCCAGAGATATTTATAATTTAATGAAGAACGAAAATAATTTTTATTCTTGTTCCTCAGGTTTTTCTGTAGTTTCTTCTTTTGGAGCTTCATCTTTTAAAACCCAACCAGATGGTATTTTTTCTTCCTCTTCAACTTCTTCTCCAACTTTCTTTAAACCATCCATCCACTTTGGTTTTCCTCTACTACGAACTTCATTAGCTTTATCAAATGCTTCCTCATAAATTTCTCTAATTTCTTCTGCATCTTTATTATTCATTACTGAAACATCATCTCTAAAATATGGATGAACTGTTTCTTTAAAATCT